AAGCCTGGGTCGCCACGGTGCGTCCCGGTACCGTCCTTTACGAGCTGGGAGGGATGACCGAGCAACAGGCGAAAGTCTGCTTTTCCCGGCTGGCCCACAAGATGCCAATCCCGGTGCGACTGGTAAAGCGACGGGTCCTCTAGAAGTGAAACTGGCGCCCTACAGATAACAGAAACCATGAAATCAAAAGAACTACGGGAAATGAGCGACGAGCAACTGCAGGCAACCCTGCGGGAGACCGTCGACCAGCTCTTCCGGCTGCGTATCCAGTCGCAGACCGAGCGTCTTGACGCGCCCAGTGAGCTGCACCGTAACCGCCGGCTGGTTGCCCGTATCAAGACCGAACAGAAAGCCCGGGAAATTGCCGCAGGCAGCGACCAGGTCCCTGCTGCAGCCGTGACCGCGACGGAAGAAGGAACTGAATCCTGATCCACGATGGAGACCTCCTGTATTGCAGGGAGATGTTATTCGAAGTTGGAGAGGAATGAACAGAGGAGGGATAGTAAGTCTATGCTAGGACTTTTAACAGGATTATTCGGAGGGAAAGGTGGTGCACTTAAGACGATCGCCTCCGTGATTGACGATTTGCATACTTCGGAGGAAGAAAAGCTCGACAAGAAGATTCTCATGCAGCGCATTAAGCAGAAGCTTGCGGAGAAACAGATTTCCGTAAATTTGAAAGAAGGACAGCACAAGTCGATTTTNGTNGCNGGNTGGNGNCCGATGATNGGCTGGACGGGGGCNTTTGCGCTNATTTTTGAGTTCATACTCTCCCCCTCAATTGAGTGGTATGCGAAGTTTTCAGGGCTGGANTTAACCGCCCCTGANATTCAGACAGGCCCATTGCTAGCCATTGTGACATCAATGCTCGGCGTNGCCGGGCTCAGAAGTTTCGAGAANANCNAAGGNCTNNACNAAATAA